TTTAACGCATTTGCCGATGCAGGAGAACGAAATATAAAAAATTTATATCCTCAAACCTATTTAGTATATGATGATTAATAGTTTAATATTTATACATAAATTTTAATCTTAAACTGGAATCTCATCAATATTTTTCTTAATAATGATGTCAAATGGTGTCTCAGGTGTCCATGCTTGCCATCGGTCGTAAATTTTATTCATTGCGTCGCAAATACCACATTTGCATTCATTCTCACTATATTTAAGATCTTTTTCTTCGCCGTCACTGACAACCATATCATCGTCACTATCTTCGTCATCACTGTTTTCTTCATCGTCATCATAATCATGAATCAATCGCTTGATTTCATCCAATCGGTCTGAAAGATCCGGACGTTTGTTGAAAAGAAACACCTCCAACATCATACCGCGCTTGATATCTTCGCTCATGATAACATCGCGAGTTTTGTGGTGCTTAACATAATGCGCCGCATGCTTAAAACCTTCGCTCATAAATGTCGCTACCATTGTAGCAACATTTTTTTGCATTTCAACCGTATCACTCTTCTGAGTCATATTAAAACCAGATTTCATAAAAGAATAGTCACTCATTGTCTTGTTTGCTTGTTCAGATACTTTATTTGTAACAATATGTTTTATTATTGCAAATCAATTTTTTATTAAACAATTTAGACGATAACCCTTTATTTGTTATAATGATTGAAGTTGAAACTATTTACAGGTTAGATTTTAACAAAATGCGCAATTCAAACGAAATTAAAGGAGTATATTGGGATTGTGTACCGGAAAATATACGCTTCCGTTCACATATTTTAGCCCATATTGAGAGAATGAATAAGGGGTCGGATGTTAAATATGAACCAATTCTTTACATAAATGAAAGTATTAATGAACACTATACACAAATTATGCACGTTTTAAAACAATACTTTACAGATTATAAATCGGGATTTCTTGGATGGAACAGTTTTACAAAAGAAACACTTGTAGAGAATGTTAAAAGAGACTATTTAATATATAAAGATAATTATCCAGATGGAGAAGATTTTGTTAAATTATTTCCTAAAAAAATAGACGAATTTATTGAGAAATTCTGCCGCGTTATATAATTTATTTAACATAATGCGCCGCATGCTTAAAACCTTCGCTCATAAATGTCGCTACCATTGTAGCAACATTCTTTTTGCATTTCAGCCGTATCACTCTCTTTAGTCATATTAAAACCAGATTTCATAAAAGAATAGTCGCTCATTGTCTTGTTTGGCTGTTTATATACTTTATTTGCAATAATAAGTTTTTTATTATTGCAAATAAATTTTTTATTACATCTATATTTAAACATTTTTCATTATAAACCATCTATCTACTCCTTGTGTATTTTTATAAATATATTCACATTTGAAATAATTACATATTTCTAGTAATAAATCATCATTATATACATAATGATGAAGACATCTATTATTAAAATTATTTAAACACCTTTCTTTAAATTTCATTGGATCTTGTGGTGCTCCTGGGTCTTTAGGTAAATCATGTAATTCTAAAATTTCTTCAAGTGTAGATAAATCGTCTTCATTTACATTTTTTTGATATTGAGATAACAATGTACTGAATTTAGAATATTGCCTTTTATGATCAAAACAATATGATTTTTCTGGCACTATAATGATAATATATCCTTCGCGTTTAACTATTCTTAACCATTCTTTTATTGCCTTAAGAGGATTTGCTATATGTTCTAAAGAATGAGAAGAAAAAAGAAAGTCATAAGTTTTATCTTTGACTGATGAAATATCAGTTGCGTCATTTATTATTACTTTTCCATTTTTACCCGGAAAAAAATTGTATGTTTTATCTTGATTATACCATACAGTATTACTTGACCAAACAACATTATCAAAATTATTCGCATTTTTGTAAAGTATTTCACCGCCACCTGATGGACCGCCAATTTCTACTCCATTTTTATTTTCCGAAATAAATTTCAATATGTCTTCCAATGTTCCTGTATTAAATAAATTTGTTATAAATTTTTCATTTTCATTAATAATTCTATGTATCTTGTTTCCACCAACACTATATTCAACTTTTAATTGTTTTACAATATTTGGACTAGGATCTCCAAATAAACCGTTATTTGCTATTATATTTATATTATTAATTTGATTATCTAAAATATCTTTAACATCAGTCCAATTGTTTCCATGTCCGTATTCAGCACGATGTATTTCAATATTCATTTATATATGAATAAATAAATATTTTTTATATACTTTTACATACTTTTACATACTTTTAGAACGAAAATTAAAACTATAGCAAGATGAAGAAAATTTTATTAAATTAATACATGCTCTACAAATTAATGGAATGCGCTATATGTTTAGAAGAAATAACTGATAAATACACTACTACATCATGTGGACATAATTTTCATAAAAAATGTTTAAAAAAATGGTTTAATGTAGACAAATCATACAAAATTGGTGGGTGGGGGAAATGTCCACTATGCAGAAGACCATCATTTGAAGAAGATGACTTTAAAAGAAAACCCAACCTGTTACAAATGGTGGTTGGTAATCTGGTTCGTATTATTAATATTAAATTGTAAAATAGATTTATAGGGTTATTATATTATTTACTAATATAAGAACTATGTCTACAATGAAAGAACCCACATACAACGACCTTATTCAATTTATTGATAAATTTGTCAATGCTGGTTTAGATGTACGCGTTTTTAGGGTGCGCACTCTAGGTGACAGGAAGTTTGCAACACCTGATAAAATATGGAATCCACGAGAATCAAATACAGATGATAGCGTGTTTTACATTGGAGATTTCCCTGTTGAAAAAAAATTCTCTAGGAATCTGAAACTTACTAGAGAATTTATAACTACCGAAATACATAAAGTTAAATCGCAAAAAAATTTTGATAAAACTGTAAAACCTTATCCCGCCCGCGACTTGTATTATCAAATACTCATAAATGACTTTGATGATTTGTGCAAACTTCGAGATTATTGGGTAGAACAATATAAAGATGATATAGATAACCTCACAACTAGTGATAGTGTAAATAACGGAGGAGACGCGAGTGTTCATGGAAAACAACATGAAAGTGTATTTGTTGAAAGTGCTATATTTGAAGTTAATGATGATGAGATACCTGAATCCGAAGTAAAACGTCAAATAACCATCGCAGTATTGCAAGACAGACGACCATTGGCGTTTATGCTTGCCCAAAGGAGTGGCGTATCACCCGATTCAGACACACTTGAAGGACGAGTTCTACAAGGAGATTGGGATATGGCCTCTAGTTTGGCAAAACAACGTTATAACATCGACCATCCAAATGTTACTTTACATTAAAAATAATTATTTAAATAGACCAACAGAAAATATATAATTTCATTATATACAATGCTAATAGATAGAATAATGTTTTTATATGCTGCTATAGGATGCTATATATTTTTCTTGTTCGCAATTCATCCTGAAAAGTGTCCAAATTCTACTGGGTTTTACATATTCTTTTCATTAATATCTATTGTAACAAGACCTTACTACGAATTATTTAAATTAAAAGATGGTATTGAATCTAGTAAAAATGAAATCCTCTTTAATATATACTTGGACATCGGTAGCACTATATATGGTGTTGTTGAAATTAGTCGTTTTTGTGTAAATGATATCATAATGTGGTGGCTTGTTGGTTCTGTTGGAAATCATGTTGTTTTTATTATACCGCAGTTTTTTTTATTGAGACGAAAAAATAATCTCCTCCAAGCACCTCTCATCTCAAACGAACAAGAAACCTACATCGATATCTGAAAAAAATTGATTTAAAATAAATATAAATTACTTATTTTAAATAAACAAGAACAATGGGTACTGACAAAAACAACAATTTGATCGAATGTGGTGGTGGTCCATGGTATGAATCCAATGGGCCAACTCCCACATATTTAAGAGAGATTATGTTTAATAAATACGAGGAACGGTGCTCGGATTCTCTTACCGAAGAACTTTTGCGTGAAATTCTAGTAAAAATTATACCCGATACGAGAAATGATTTGGGTTCTTGGCGCGGATTGAGCACATTTGGCACGAGTGGATATATATATCAAGAGATTGAGAAAAATATTCTTGATGCAATCGTTGTTGAAGGTCGTCGCGGCTTTGCAGTCAATCCACATTCACCAACACAAGCCGAAATTAGGGCCTACGAGGAGGAAGTGTTTCAGCCTCAGGAACGCGACTTTCTTGAGAGAAATGTGTAACTATTTGAATACTTACAAAAAATCTAAATGGAAAAATTACTATTTTATTTAATAATTTTTTACTATTCATTTTATGTTATTCACATGTTTATTCAAATTATGTAATGTTAGATGATTACCTTTGTTTGATAATAACCACCATTCGGCAAGCGCTTTTTCTTTTGCTGTTATCATATTTAAGTCCTTAATATATGAAGATTTTGTCCACCAAAAATTACCAATATAATGTAAATTTGGTTTTTCGATTTTATTACACCCTAATGTAGATGCATTCGTAGTATCTAATAGTTCAATACATTCCATATGTCGTTCAACTAAATAATATAACATATAATCGATAAAATTATTTACAGTTTGTAAACTTTTATCATAATTTACAGTGTTTGTATGTAAATACAAAATATTTGCATTTTCATTTTTATGATTACAAGCATATGTACGTATTAAATTAAGAACTGGTATTTCAAACAAATTGTTATTATTCGAAAGGCTCATTAATTTAAGGTTTGTTTTTTCATTTACATCAGGAATGTTTTCTTTTATTAGATCTAATTTTATTGAATTATCAATATTAAAAATATACAATTCATCCAAAGTATTATACATTTGATTTGTTTTTAATGTTTTAAGTAAATGATTTAATCTAGTTACATTATTATTTTCAAGAGTGCAACTATCAATAAAACAAGTCGTCTTTCTTTTTTTCCAAATATATTGATTGATTGCTGATGTTTTTATAGAAAAAAATCCATTTTCTTTCAAATTTCTCTCTATTTTTTCATAATCACAATCTGTTGCACAATCTCTTTCATACATTATAAATTCAAGACACTTATATAATTTTGGATTTTCATCTAAAAATGTTTCGAGATATCCTTCACAATCAGCAACTAATGAATTAAACGATAAGTCATATTTGTCTTCTATTTCTTCTAATGAATAACTAGGTATTTGTGAATTGTCATCAGGTTTTGACGTTGTTCCATATCCTTCACAAGCATCCATATTATCGAGACCAAGTTTTTCTCTTGAAACAAACCCTTTCACTATATTAAATTCACAATTGTGGTGCTTTTTATTACGTTCAAGAGGTTCCCATATTCTACTGTCAGGTTCCACTGCTACGTGGTTTTTAGGATTTTTTAAATTTTTATTAATATAATACGATACAGTTCCATACCGTGCTCCTAGTTCTAATACAACATGATGAGGTCGTATATGTTTTTTTGCTAGTAATTGTTCATCTCGTTCCATTTGATTATGATTAACGTAGTATTCATCTTCTCTGTAGAAAAACATTGCTTGCTTAATAATATATAAATATCATCTAATTTTCTTTAATAATTAAAATAACATAATTACAAAAAGTGTAAAAAAAGTCACCAAAAAAGTCACCAGAAAGTATACACAAAAAGTCACCAGAAAGTCGCAACACCATATTTCATGTTAGTTTGTTGATATGATGATTTTTTTTAAAACCATACTTCAAAATACTTACAAATACTTACAAAAAAGTCTAAAAAGTCTAAACAAAAAAGC